TTACGCCTGAGCTGTTTGCATCAGATGCGCCATTTCATCTTTCACCGACTGGACCTGCGGCCCAATCACCACTTGCAGATTGTGCTGGTTGAGTTGCACCACACCGATGGCACGGAGGTTTTTAAGCGCAGCACTGTCGACCAGAGACATATCTTTCACCGATAAACGCAGACGTGTAATGCAGTTATCCAGGGAGACAATATTATCTTTACCACCCAATGCGGCAAGAATTGCGGGGACGTTATAACCAGACTTGCCCACTTGTCCAACAATTGCTTTTTCGATGCCGCTTTCAATATCACGCCCCGGGGTTTTGATGTTGAAACGGGTAATCGCGAAACGGAAAATTACGTAGTAAGCACAGAACCAGATAGCGGCCACAACAGGTACTAAATACCATTTCGTTGCAAGGCCGTGCAGAATGCCGAACACAACGAAATCAATAATGTTGCCATCAGTATTGACCTATGTGTCAAGCCCCTTATCAATTTTTTACGGTTCGAGCGTAAATTCCTCGAAATCCTGCGCGTTTGAATCGGCTGTTCGGTACGCAACAACAAAGCTAAACGCCTCTTTGTAAGTCACTGCACGTTCCAGCAGTAACCAAAAGCAATCAGGGTAGATTTTCCCCACGTACCACAAACCATCATTACGCTTGATAAAAACAATGTCGTTAGGCTTGATTCTCGAAACGTCGATGAACTCGCCTTTGTTGAACTGCACGATATCCCACGGCATCCGCTCCATATGTTCCCCTTAGTGCGGTTTTTATGGTGTACTGTATAAATGTACAGTATTGGGGGGGTAGGGCAAATCCGGCAATTAGGTTTTTAAAACTTTACTATGTATAGTTTAAAGCACATTTTTGTTGTATTGATGCTCTTTAGGTAACGACCATAAATCATCAAGAGATATTTTTTCTCTTTCTAAATCAAAGCTTCCCTTTGTTTCTCTAATTTTATAAAAATTAACTGCATCACTGCTTTTATCACGTGTTGAAGGTCGATGAGATAAAGCCATCATTACGCTATAAATTACGGAGTTATTACATCTTAATCCGAAAGTAATATCGGACAAGATAAAAGGGGAACGAGTCAAACCAATTTGACCAATCATGCGATATTCTTTTTCATATTTCCATTGGTTAGCTTTTCTAGAGTATATTATTTCATCTATTTTATCCTCTGCATCTTGTGATCCTTCAAGAAATGCCTTTTTTGTTAAGCTAGTTTCTACTGTTCGTGGACTATCATAATCTACTTCTAGAATCCTTTTCTTTGAAAAAAACTCGTTAATCTCACCATTAGGTTTATAGCCGATACATAAACCATTATGTTGGTCACCGTAATGTGACCACATCAGAGGACATTTATAATCACTAGCTAACGATAATATACCTGTGCCTTTTTGAGATAAATGGTCTTCAATGTTATTAAGCAAGATTAATTTATAATCATTTGGATCAGATGAGTACAAACCTTTAATAGATTTAGTGTAATTTTCAACATAATCAAGTGTTAATGAGTCTATCATTTTATAAAAACGGTCAATAGAGCCATACAGTTTGATTAATGGTAGGTGATTAGCATAATTATTAATGAGTGCTTTTCTATAGACCATCTTTTCCAAGATTTCGAGAAGTTCATCAGTATTGAAAATGTCATCAAGTATATGTGGCTTACAATCAAGTGGGTCATTAAAAGTATCTGGGTTTGCTAAAAAGACTTTGTCATTAACTAAAGCGTCGAGAGTGAAAGTATCGAATTTTTTATACTTGTAAAGGGTTGTTGGCTTTTCATTGTTCATAACTCAGAACCTTTGTTTCGCTATGTAATTTACATGAGGTTAACAATTATCGATAGAGTTTTATTATACAAATAAAGGTACTTCCCAACACCTGTATTTTTGGGAAGTTTCGAAAGCGCGTTCTTTGCGTCATATATGAATTTTTAAAGTTGGTTCAGTTCAAAAGTCTACGCCTATCAATCCTACAAAATTCCCATCAGATTTTTTCAATCATGTAGTGTTCATGTTACTGATTTCTTTACAATTGTTCGTGATTTCGCCAGCGTTTCTCTCACCATAAATACATAAAAATATGCAGCGTTATAACCAGAGAGAATATTACGCATGAAACCAGAAAATTTTATCACCGTGTCGGAGATCGGGCGGCGATATGACTACACCCCGCAAGCCGTCAAGAAATGGATTCAGCGCGGTCTACCTTACAACACCAACCAAAGAAAAATTCCTGAAACAGAGGGTACAGATTGGATCATCAAAAATATCCTGAACAACCTCAAGACGATGGACACCAGCGAGGAATTGAAGCAAGCCAAACTACGGCGTGAAAATGCTTTAGCGTCAATGGCAGAAATGGACGAAGCGACACAAGCGGGTGAGTTGATTCCGGTCGGATTGGTACAGGCAGCGATCAGCAAGCATTCATCGGCGGTACGGTCATCAATGCTTCAAATTGCCAACGTGGATACACAGCGCGTGTTAGAAGCCGCCACCAGTATCAAAGAGCTAAAGAAGGTGTTGACCGCAATCATCAGCGAACGTTTGACCGAATGCGGTAACGCTATGCAATCCGATGAATATCTACATGATGCCGAACTTATCGAACTCTCAGAGGATAACGACAATGGAAACGATACTGATCCTGGTATTTCTGTTCAAGCTGATAACGGTGATGATGGTAGCGGTGCTGATTCTGGATCTGATTCAGACGGCAGCAACGAAGATGATTACGATTTTGACGATTGAGAAAATTAATGTTAATGAGGCACACAAACTCCAAAGCAATGAAAGTATATTACAATAAGCAATAGTAAATGATAATATTATCACTCACGCCATTTTTTAGTTAAATAAATTAACAATAATGATAATTTATTGTGACAATTTTTTAATGCAAAAAGATAAGGGTTAATAAATTGGAAATGAAATTTTACAATCGTGTTTTGTTATCCCTTTCCATTGTGTTATTAATTTTCTGCTGCCTAATTATTGCTTACGCATTGCACAGCAAAGATAGTGTTTTTGAATTTGGAAGTATTTCTGATTGCATTAGCTCTATGAGTGCATTAGGTACATTTATTATCGCATGTATGGCGTTTAAGAAGGCACCGGAATGGATAAATCAAAGAATGCACGAAGATGCATTTTCAATGGCAAAAAAAATCATGTTTGATGATTACCCTGCACTTAAAGAAAAAATTGATATAGCGGGTGCTTTGATTGACCATTACGTATTGCAAGTTGAGTTTATAAGTGATGAACTTGATTCTTTTATCAGTCTTGATGATTGCAATACAAGCCTATCTGTTTTTCGTGAGATAAAACAAACACCGTCAACAATAACCAACAGCCTGAGAAATCTTGCGAAACTTGGTTGGGATATGAGCTCGGAGTTTTCAAAATTAAACAGTGAGATTAATGTTCTCTATTATAAACTCCAGGAGTATAATAATGTCGCGTTTGTAGGTGTTAAAAAAATATTAGCATCAAAAGATAAGGTTGTTAAAGAAAAGTTTGCTAAAATATCGATTGAAAATTTTGAAAAATTCCAACGTCACGAAAAAGAATTTGATATTCTTTACAAAAAACTAATGATAATGCACAAAAGAATACCTGATTATTTTGAAATTGGAAAAATTTGATTTTTTAAAAATAAAATAAAACCCCGATCATGAGATCGGGGTTTCTTTATTCAGAGGGTACTACTTCAGGTAGTACTGGCTGGAGTTGCTTTTCCAGTTCCTGGATTTTGGCAATGTACTGTTCACAGTAGTTTTTCAACATCTGCTTAGAGTTGGTTGATTCTGCAAGCATTCGTACCAACTGGTCGTTATTGTTTTCGAGGTTTACGATAGCTTGTTGCATCTGCTGGATCTGGTTCTGTTCGTTCATTTACGGATTCTCTTTAATAGCGGGGCGTTTCCCCTTAACGCTATTATTTATGAACCCTAAATACTGACGGCAATCACGCCATTAACGGATTTGCTAACCGTTTAAACTTTCCTTGAAGCCTCACCATCGAATGGACAGAATCGCCGCTTGTGTTGGCCTCTGTGCGTTAAGTGGTGGGGCTTTTCTTTGTTCCCGCTCTCTTACCATCTGTATAGTGTTCTCGGCCTTGCTGATCCACTGGCAATTTTCCTTACAGTACCGCTTAGGGCTGGTGGGGTTGCGTATATCCTTATCAAGACTCAAATCACGTTCGGTCATGAATCTCTCATAGCCGGGCAGGGTGATAACATCATGAACAAATTCCGCGAAACAGTACCAGCGGGGATCAACCGTTACCGCTGCATAAGTGGGAAAGTTCACTTTATCGGTTAGCCTGATAATCATATTGCGCCAAACCATATACAGTTTTCGGCGTTCCTCACCTCTGACCAATATCCCTTCACCAACATAGCCAACACCGCACACGGTCGGTTTGTATTTGTCCTTTACCTGGCGATTCCTAATATTAACCATCGTCGTTACGGTGGAATAACCAGACGCAACAAAACGCACCAGAACCCGCTTGTTTCCGTTGTAGCTGATTACCTCAATCAATCCGTCATTAACTTCATAAAACGCGCCCACGATTGATCTGGCGCGTTCCTGTTTGATATTTTCATTACCCATGTTCCGGCCTTAAAAATTAATCGAATGAGCAATCGAAGGGCGTTTAGTTTCTTGTGGTGCGTTGTATTGTGCGTAATACTCTGTTAATTCTGCCCTTGCTGCTAATTCGCGGTTGTTAGATTCTTCGTTATGTTCACGTTTGGTATAGATATTCATGAAGCGCTCATTCGATTTCACGAAAACATATTTTACTCCATCATATCGCCAGTGTTCACGAACGTGATACGTTTCATTGGTTCCATTCAGTTTAAAAGCCTGGTAGCGGATCATCGTTACGTAATCGGTGTGAATCTCAACACCATCTTTGAATCCATCAATATATTTCTTTGCTGGCTTGCTAATCGATTCCGTTGAACCGTAAAAGATTAAATCGAACTCATCTTGTGTATATGTATCAGTAACGACGTGTGCGGGTTCTGGCTGCTTTATTTCCACTGGTTTAATCTCATCTATGATAATTTCCTCAATCGCTTCTGGTGCTTCTGGCTGCGTTTCCTGCGGGATTTCTACCGCTGGTTTCTGCTGCTCTTTTGGTTGTGCTTCTAATACTTTGATACGTGCGATTAACGGCGCTGTAGCGGCATCAATAAGGCGCTGAACATCTTCAAGGGTGAAAGATGGTGCGACCGCTGGCGCTTGCTCTTGTGCTTCTGGCTGCGTCTGCTGCGGGGTTTTCTGTTGCTCAACAGTAATTAGATGATCTTCTTTACTCGAAGCGGTATAGAAATTGAACGGAGTATATTTTCCGTATTTACCATCTTTCGTCATGGATGCTTTTACTTGAATAAGTTTCATACGTTTTGATTTGCCTTGTCTAAACAACATACCGCGCATAGAAACGCCGTCAGGTAATTGTTTAGATATGATAGCAACAAAGTATTTTTCGCTATCATCATTCATTACAACACATTCAACTTGTTCATTAGCTTCAAGGGATGAATTTACATTCTTTCTGAATTTTGCAAACTTTTCATATAGTGCGCGATCTGATCGTTGATTCAGGTCAGCGATTGCAGGTAATGAAATAAAATCGCCTATGCATGAAACCGTATCACGAAATTCTGTTCCGTGGTTATGAATCTTTGCGCCGTATTTGCCTTCTGCGTTGTTGTTATGATACAGGGTGAAAGTTAAGGTTTTTTCCATTTTTGGAGTCCATAAATAATAGTGTTAAGGGTTTTAGTGTTGTAACGAACATAATATTTTCCTCAGATTCAAATCGCCCCCCTGCTGATAACAGGGGGCTTTTTTTACTGTGCTGTTTTAGAGATCAAACAAACTTTCAAGGGTTACTTTTGGCTCGCTGACTCGTTCGCACATAGCATTAAGAATTATATTTCTTCGCAAGCTAATTATTCTATGATGGTTTACAACAGGGGATCGCTGTAAGTTGCTTAATTTCCCGTTAGAACCACAATCAACAAACATACACGTTTCTGGTGAATATAATTTACATCCGTTAATTATGAAGTCTTTATCAAGATGATAGCCACCTTGTAACCACAGATCATAATTAGGTAATAATTTGATATCTTCACAGAAAATTTCATAATCCTCCCATCGTTCACAAACCTTACAACCTATGTATGATGGGAAAACTTTATGTACCGAGTCTGAGTGACATCTACGGAACATATCTTTCCAGATAGCATACTCCTTAAAGTGTCTGCGCTTCCCTGTAGTCGAATCAATATATGATAACGGCTGCTTTCCTGAATAACCTTTATTAAAAATCATGCTACTAACACCCTGCGAAACTCTATACCGTATCGGATCATTGCGCGGGTTAATGTAGTTCGGTGAATCCCTGCTTCTTTCAATAACTCTTTTTTCTCTGCTGCCGTTGCGTTCACATATTGTTTGGCAATTTCAAGAATTTGTTTTTCGCTTACTTTTACGTTCATAGTTAACCTGCATCTTTTGTGCGTTTATGGGATTTTAAAAACGATTCAGTGAATCGCTATACATCTATTTAGAGCATTGTTTTTCAGGCACAGAGATATCACACCACAGATTAGACGTGGTTAGTTCTCAGGCACGAAAAAGGGGGTTTTGAATAATCATTCATGGGAAAAATCGAAAAAACACTACAGGCGTTATTTTGAAGTTTACATTCGATAACGTTATGAAAAATCACAACATTTTCAAGAGTGAAAAATCTCAAAAAACGGATCATAGTTTAGAATGATTATGCAAAGAAAGTGCATTGGTAACGGTCTATCATTAACCGTTCAGTAAGATCCGGTACTCAAGATCAAACTGGTACTAAAATTTTCAGCTACAGAAAGGGGATTCCTGATCACTCTTCGTAAAACTGTGCTCCACAGTAAAACGGTACAACTTTATGTAGTAACGTTAATCTGGGCTACCCAAACCAACTTGAATTACAGTATGCCGTATCTGATAAACGTTGTCAACACCCAGGGATTCAGTGACTTAGTAAAGGATTTTGTAATGTCAATCACTATACTGTAAAACTTAACCAATCCTGTAGTAACTGTATGGGTATTACTCAATAACTTTTCAACACTGTAATGCAAGCAGTGTTTTTGTGTAATGATCGTAATGAATTAATCCTACCAGATATCATTAACTACAAGATCACCGAGGGGCGACAGCCCCGACGGGATTTCGAGCGTAAGCGAAGAAATCTAACCAGATCGGTAGGATTTAATCAGCGTTCAGGAATCCCGCAAAGCGGGTTATAAAGAGAGGGTAAACGAAGTGCACTCTCTATTTTTCTTTTTTTGTTTTATTTTTTTTGTTTTTTTATCACGAAACGAAGTGAGTATGCATATATTATAGCAGGCTGAAACCCGCGCCAGCTCTGGCCTAGCGGCATCATACAGAGTTCAATGAGAGTTCATACAGCGCTCAATAGAGAGTTCACTACAGCGTTCATTCAGAGTTCAAGATTTTAGTAATCAGAGTTCATACAGCGCTCATACAGCGTTCATATCTCTACTCATCAGAGTTCAGATCAGAGTTCATCCTTCTACTAATCAGCGTTCACCAGTTGCGTTATCCCCACTTCACGAGCAAGCCAACCCATAACGAAGCGGGGCAACGCGCCCTAATCCTACCGCGATAAATACAGTCATATCAATACAGGTACACGATATGACGATTCTCACAAAGAACACGCTAGAAGCGTGGAAGCAAATCCAATTTCAGAAGCAGGGCGGCAAGTGTCAGATCTGCGGCGACAACCTCGAATCCTGGAACGCTGCACACGGCGATCACCATCATGCAAAAGGGAACATGCGCGGGTTGCTCTGTCGTGGGTGTAACACTTACATAGAAGGAAAGATTCAGGGGTTGTTTTACCGGGCAGGACATAAAAACAAAAATTGGTCTGATGTGCTTCGATCCCTGGCTGACTATTGGGAAGCCGACTACTCAGCGAACCCGATACACCCAAATTTTGTACGCGATGAATCGAAGAAGTTCGGCAAGCTGACCAAAGAGAGAATGATCAAGGTGCTGGTGAAAGAAGGTGTAGACGTTGACAAGTCCTACAGCAAAGACGACCTGATCAGCATATATAAAATCGAATACCGAGCATTGCTAAATCAACTACACCTCTCAAATAGATAGTGTTAAATTGTCACCTCCTCAATGCAGTGGTGATAAAGAAATGGCAATAGAGTTAGATCCCTATAATATGGTAGTTGCAGTTAATAATCTTAATGATACGTTAAAAGAAACCAACTATTTTAAAGATTATGTTTTACCTATTGCAAGTTTGATTGTTAGCGGATTGTTTGGTTATATAATTGCAATTCGTGGATATAAATGGCAGGAGAGTGTACAGAATGAACGCATGAAGGTTGATGCAATCAATAAAACCATATTGATGTTTCAGGATATGCAAAATAATTTAATTGCAATTAAAACAAATTATTATGATTGGCTTTCCCATCACCCACTACAGCGTGTTGGCTGCTTGCAAAATATTATTTATGATGAAACTGTAATGGTTCTGGAGGCAGAGAAAATTGTGCAAATTGGCTTGGCTGATAGTAAAAAAAATATAATTCACCGATTGATAAAGAAAAAAGTAGAAAATAAAGGAACTCCTTGGCTTAATGCTTCGTACATAATAACTACCGTATCTAATTATAATTACACGCTAAAATTATTAAAAATGCGTAATGAAATAGATCAGCAGGTAAAAGAAGAATTAACTAAGAAATATGGGCCGGACTACTCTAAACAAATGTCAGAAATACAGTTGCGAAACGGTTTAAGTAGATCTTTGTTTGTTAAATATTTTGATATTTCAGAGTTTTTTATTCTCCAAATGGATAATATGATTATAAATATAAATGATTTTCTTTTGAATTATCCTGGTGAGATATCTAAAAAAGTGAATGAAAAATTTCTCTCAAACTATAAAGTTATTGGTGGTTGTACGTTTGTCTCACCTTCACACGATCGATTGGTTAAAAGAACTACAAGATTAGATATTAACCTTATGGCTTCATTTATTGGTATGGGTATAGAAGAAGCACTCCAAAAGTATGGTGATTTCAGAACTATAAAGACAGGTTAATTATTAACTAATAAAATTTATTTAGCGGCCATTGGGCCGCTTTTTTTTGGCCTGGATAAATACCCTCACAGAGAGGGTATTCATGAAAAATTTACGGAAACTATCAAATATATTCAAAGCGGCATCGGGGCAGATGATCCCGCCGCCATTGCTCAACTGCTCGGAATGGTGCGAGCAAAATTTAACTATCGTCGATGGGCCACGGGCTGGCGAGAAAATGCGCCTGTTCTCCTTCCAACGGGAAATGATGGACGCGATTCATGAGGGCAAAAAGAAGATCGTATTCAAGACAAGCGCACAGGTAGGCAAAACCCAACTGCTGAACGGCATTCTGTTTTATCAGATGAAGCACAGCGGGCATAACCTCGGGGTACTACAGGCGACGACCAAAGAGCTAGGCCAATGGTTATCAGGAAAGATAAAGCCAGCGATCCAGCAAACCCCCGCACTAGCAGAACTCATCACAAGCAAATCCGACAAAGACGCCGTAAACAACCAGGCGCAAATCCAGCTACGTGATGGAACGTTTATCTACTGTATGAGTTTAACAAGTCCTTCACATCTTCGAGGTAAGACATTAGCAACGGCAATTTTAGATGAGGTGGATGCCGCGCAGGAATCACCAGAAGGTGATCCGGTGCTGCTGGCTGAACAACGTGTAACCACGTTTCAGGATGAAGCCCTGGTGTTGATCAGTTCCACGCCGACAGTAAAGGAAGGGGCGATAAACAAACAGTTCGACCAATCGGATCAACGTTACTTCTATGTGCCGTGTATGCATTGCCAACACGAACAGATCATGAAATGGGAAAACGTGAAGTTCGACAAGGGGATCAGGCAGGGAAAACAAATCCCGATACCCGATACTGCTCGTTATGTTTGCCCCCATTGTGAAAAGGCATGGACAGAGGGCGACCGTTTACGGGCAGTTGCGAAAGGGCGATTCATTGCGCACAACCCCGGCGCGGCTTCTATTGGCTTTCACGTATCGAGACTGTACAGCCCGTTGTCAACCATCGTTAGTTGTGTTCAGGATTATGCAGACGCCTTTCAATCGTTCAGCCTCGGGACGTGGTTTAACACCTGCCTGGGTGTCACATACGACGACTTAAACGACGACTGCGGAACCGACGAACTAGAGAAGCTGAAAGCGGATATCAGCCTTGAATCAATCCCTGATGATGCTGTTTTCCTGGTTGCCGGTATCGACCAACAAAAAGACCGCCTCGAGTGTTGCACGTTGGCAGTTGCACCGAACGCGCTTTACCTGGTGGATTACCGCATGTTTTACGATATGGATTGCGAAAAGCGCGATTCAAAAGCGTACACCAACCTGATCGAATACTTGAAGTCTGATTTCAGGACGGTAAGCGGTGACAAGATTCCTATGCACATGGCGTTTTTGGATAGCGGCAACGGTAAGGCCACACAGACCGTGTACGCCAACTGTAACCGCCTCGGAAAGCTCAAGGCGATCAAAGGTTCATCCAGTTTTAACGCGCCTGTAATCCCTGTACAGCCCACTAAAACGGGCGGTCAGGAGTTGTTTGTGTTGGGCGTTAACTCGGGTAAATCGATAGTGCGGGAACTCATCAACCGAAATTTAAAAGGTGATGCACCGACAACGCTACAAATAACTAAAGAAGTGCCTGATGATTGGTCAGAACAAATATTATCAGAAGAATTGAAACGGTCAGGTAATACCGTTCGGTGGACACTGAAAAAAGGCTCAACCCGAAATGAAGCGCTGGACACTTTCGTGTATGCACTGGCAGCAATGCAACAAGTGCTTAAATTGGTTAACTGGCAATCCCTACGCAAGATTAAAGCCAAAAGGAATGTAATTGCACCAGTTGAAGATATAACGCCACCAAAGGCCGTACATCCCGAAATTGAAGCAATGACAAACCACGATAAAGAACCGGAACCGGAAAAACCGAAGAAAGGGAACAGGGCAAGGCAGAAACTGCGCTCAAGTTGGATGAAATTCTGACGCCATAAATAAGCCTATACATGTATAAACATTATAGGCTAACAAATGGAAAATCCATCTATTACCGTTATTAAGGGGCAGTCAATTATTTTTGATGCTCCTGAAAACGCAAACACAGCTAATTTATTAGATTCAGACGAAAAGTATATTCTTCAAGTTCATGGGGTAACTAACGGACTAATTGAACTTCCAACCGCAAGTGATGAAATTAAGTCTGGTAAATATGTTGTAACCGTAGAAGATGCAAACGGTGTATTGCTGGCAGTTCAGCCAGTGAAAATACGCGGTTTATTCGAGAAAGAAAATCGTGCTGAAACTTTACGCGAACAAATCAGTTTGCTCGATAAAGTAATTACCGCGAAATTATCCGACGATCAAGGCGTACTGCAACAACTCTCAATCAACAATAAGACTCTTGTTTATTCCACGCTTGCCGACTTGATCGCGCTGGTGGATTCATTACGCGCACAACTCAGTAATGAAATTGAGAAGGCAAACCGCAAAAAAGGCCGTGCTCCATTCAGACAAGTTAAATTAATTCTCAGGGGTTAACATGAAAATCTTACGCAGTATTAAAAACGTGTTTACCCGAAGCAAAACAGCGGCAGTAAATACATACAGAAAACAAACACACCGATTTCGTAAACCACAACCAGTACAGGCCAAACTTGTTTATGAAATTCATGAACGTTCGTTAGGTCTGGTTGATATGAATGATCGGCTAGACGCAACGCATAAACCAAAATTCCAGGGCAGTATTAACCGACAAATCAGAACTCAACATTCGCGGTTATTAGATATCTGTCGTGATCTGGCACTCAATAGCCCGTATGGGGCGCGTTACGTTCAAATGTCGGTGGATAACATTATTGGTACTGGTTTATATCCTCGTACACAAATGACGTTGCCAAATGGTGATCTTGATAAACGCACTAATCTTATAATCGATAAGATGTTTTATCGTTGGGCTGAAAATAAATCTCGATTCAGTATGAACGGGCAATTTGATTTTTATCAGTTCTGCCAAATGGTAGAGCGTCAACGTGAAACTGACGGGGAAGTATTCGTTATCATCCATAAAGAAGATGGTGACGTTAAATTAGAAATGGTCACTGCTGACCGTTGCGATATCAGTCATGAAATGCGGATTGATGAAAATACCGTAATTAAAAATGGTATTACCTACGATGAACGCACAATGAAGCCATTGTCTTACTGGTTTAAGAAAATGGATTTGTTCAGTGATTCGGATACAGGCGATTTAGAAGAATACGACGCAGAAGAAGTTATTCACTATTTCGACACGAAACAGTGTGATCAACGCCGTGGGTTCTCAGACTTTGTTCCGGTAATTCAGACAGTAGCGCAACTCGATTCCTATGTTCAGATATCACTGGTACAGGCTCGCGTAACAGCTTCATCAATGGGCTTTATTACTCAGGCTGATAAATCAAGCGGTCTGGATGATGATGACGACGAAGATCAACCGGAAGTCATGGCAGAGTTTAGCCCTGGCACAATTAACATGCTGAACCCAGGACAGGATATTAAATCCATTCAGTCAAACACACAGGCGAATGAATTTGCGTCATGGATGGACAAAATCGAAACCACAATCGCTATGGGCTTGGGTTGCTTTAAACAGGCGTTAACAGGTGATATTTCAGGCGTGAACTATTCATCAAGCCGTTTCGATGACTTGATGCAACAAAACCGCTACCAGGCACTACAACGCCACCTGATTAATACGGTACTGATTCGTGTCTATCGTGAGTTTTTACAAAATCTGGTCGATGAGGACTTGATTGAAGTAAATATTATTCGCGCTATGTATGAAACCGACTGGATTAAACCACAGGCGCGATCTGTAGACCCTGAAAAAGATATCAAAGCCAAAGTATTAGAAATTGATAACGGTCTGGTTTCACGCCGTGAAGTTATCGAGTCTTTAGGCCGTGATCCCGATAAAGTCGCATTAAAGATTAAGGAAGATTCATTCAAGAAAACCTCTGAAAACGTATCCATAAATACACCTGTAATGGAAACCTAAGAGGTTCAAAATGATTTTACGCCGTAATTTAACCGTTGCGGCGCGAGATTTATCAGTAGAAACAGACGAACAAGGCGATTATTTCAATATTCGTTTCAGTTCTGAATATCCGGTTAACCGTGAAGTATACGACCAATATGGCGATCTCGCTGTATATGGTGAGGTATTACTTCATGGTTCTGATAACGCTGATTTAACGCGCCTAAACGATGGTGTAGCGTCTTTATTGTTTAATCACGACCATAACCAACACTTGGGAATAATCATTCCTGGTTCGGCTTATATCGATGTTAACGATAAAGCGGGCTACGCAAAAATCCGTTTTTCTAAAGTAGGCAATCTGGCTAATGAAATTGCTGAAAAAGTTCGTGAAGGAACTATTTCGAATATCAGTTTCGGATACAGCTTAGATAACTATTCATTCGACGACGAAAACAAACAAATTCTGGTTGATCGGTGGTCTGTTAATGAAATTTCTTTCGTAACAGTTCCGGCAGATCCGACCGTGGGCCTTATTCGTTCTGAAAATGGCTCCCTAAATATTATCAGGAAAGGCGACAACGCCGAAATAAACAAAAAAGAGATTAAGACCATGCCTAAACGTGCAACCGAAGAAGAAATTCTGGAACAAGAAGAAGTAATCGAACAGCAAGAAGAAATTATTTCCGAAGAAGAAGCGGAAGTTGAAGAAGAAATTGCTGACGAAGAAGGCCGCGATATTTCCGCAGAGGAAGAAGAAGCAGAAGCAGAAGCAGTTGAAGTAACCGCCGCCAGCGTTGCGGAAGAAGTAATCAAAATTCTCGATGAACGCGAAAAACGTTCTTTAAAAAATAAAAAGGTACGTAATGTAATGACCACTAAAAAAGATACCCTGCAAAATCTGGAACGTTCTTTCGATCTGATTGGCGCAATTAAAGCAAAAACCGAAGGTCGTGATCTGAAAGGTGCTAACCTGGAATATCATCAAGAAGCTGAACGTAAATTAGGTTCCCGCGCTGCTGCACGTTCCGGTAATACCGTTCACATTCCAACTTCTGTACTTCGTGCGGCTCCTGCTGGTGCTCAGGCTTCAAGCACTGTAACCGCTGTTCAGGATGATATTCTGTTGCGTGATTCCTTCGTGGATCTGCTGCTGAAAGATTCCATCATCGGTAAAATGAACGTACAGCGTCTTAACGGTCTGACCGAAGCAAAATACCTGATTCCTCGCGCTACCAGCTCTGCTGTTGATGCGTTCGGATTCATCACAGAAGGTCAGGACGCACCGATTGGTAAATCTGCGTTTGATAACGTTTCTTTGACTCCGAAAACCTTCGCGGGTGAAGTCGTTATGAACCGTCGTACTCTGCTGACTACTCCAGGTATTCAGGCGATTCTGTCCAAACAGATTATCGACCGTTCACGCGAAAAACTGGAAGCGGCTATGTTTGGTACTACTGATCTGGCTAACGCGCCTAAATCTCTGCTTAATATCATTACCGCGCTGAAAACTGGTACTGCTGATTGGGATTATAAAAACTTCCTGGCTTCTATCGCGGCTATGACTGACCGTGGCGTAAGTGAAGAAGCGATCATGTTCGCAATGCGTGGCGCTACTCTGGCAGAACTGAAATCAATCCTCAAAGATGATCAGAACGCCATTTCTTCTTACATCGTGGGTGATGATGGCAAACTGGCAGGTCGTCCAATCGCTTCAAGCGGTATCTTTGGCAGTGATGAAATGCTGTTCGGTGATTTCTCCGGGATCATGATGGGTGAATGGGACGGTCTGACTCTGGACGTTGACCCTTGGACAGAAGCCCGTAACGGTGGTGTTTGTCTGCGTCTGTTCACCGATCTGGATTGGACTTTCGTCGGTCAAGAAAACAGCTTGGTACACCTGAAACGTGGCACTGTGACGAAATAATACAGATTCTCTCTGATGGAATTGCCCCGGCTTTTTAGTCGGGGCTTTTTTGTGCCTGAAAATATGCGCGGTAAATACTCAGATAAGGAGTATTAAACATGCTTAAATTTTCACGTAGTCAAAGAGAAAAGTTTTTAAAACTCGGTGAAAAATATCAACGTGTAGACGGTTCAACGTTTACCGCAATTTATGACCAATCGGTAACAGAGGTACAAGGCCAGATATCATTAATGATGAAGTTAACCTGTTCGCAGGGTGATTTAAATCAGGATGATGAAGTTATCGTTAACGGTTCGAATTATAAAATTGCATATATCGCTGATGATAATAGCGGGATGGTTGATTGTTATTTGTCCGCAAGTGGGAAAGGGGATCGCCGTGGTAAATACGTCTAGAATGATGCCGGGATTAAAAGTAAAACGAAAACTTGAGGATATTATTGATGGTTGGGGTTTTAAGGTAGTGGATCAGTTCACGGCAGGTGTTCAAGATAATATTCAGGTGTGGATAACAAATTTCAACGAAGATTATGAACCGCTACCACTGAACAATAAGACTTTAAATACCACACTAACTGTTGAACTGGCTATTTTCACAGAAACGAATGAATCAGGCGTTAATAATCTGATGTACGACTTGATAGATCTAACACCTGATATGTTTGCGGATATTGTAAGAATCAACAAAATCAACCCACTTAACACCGATACAACATACAACACCGATTCTTCTGATGGGCATATCATCGGGACAATCACACTTGAATTTAATTATCTATTCACAAGGGGTGCGTAATGCTACCAATCGAAACCCCGTTAGAAAATGGCTTATACACAGATATTTTTGTTGCTGATACGGGATCATTTGCCATTTCCACAAACCTTACGGGTGAATTAAGAGTAAATGATCCAACGTTCCACACCTTAAACAACGTTGTTGCACCTCCAACTTTGGGCGTTTCTCGCTCGGTCACTGAGGTAGAAACTTATGATTCTGATGAGACTGACAAACTGATCGGTGAAATCTCGGTAGATGATATCGAATTGCTTGTTTATAAGGTGATTGGCGATGCTCAACAGCAAATTTTAGCTGATGCTATCGAGCACAAACAAACCTTACGTTTCCGTAACATGTATCACCTTGACCATGTTCAGGGTAATACAAGTTCAGTCGCGTACTATCAGGTTTTTGAAGGTATTCCCGTTGAGGAAATGCAAACAGGTGGTGACGATGCGCCTACCTTAATGACCTATCGAATCGCAGTAACTGATCGTGGGCTTGCTGGTGTGATGCGTGTTGGTAGCCCGGTGCTTACTGGTGATTTTGGTATTGGTGCTGGTACGGTTGATTTTCCAGGGGTACACGACACAACCCGGTTAACAGGAAACCGATTCTTGCAGTTTCCAGCGTCTGACAGTTCAAACCCCTTTGGCGGTGCTGATACTGCGGGTATTGCCCTTCAAGGCTCCGAAAACTCAGGATATCAACTGGTCGTTAACTCTAGCGGGTTGCTTTACATCCGTGTTCGTACTGTTCGTGGTGATGGTACGTTGGGTGATTGGGTAACGGTATATACATCGGCAGAGAAACCAACGGCAAAAGCGTTAGGCGTTGTTGCTCTCGATGGTTCTCTACCTATGACCGGAAAGCTCACAGCGCCTACGGTACAAGTTCAGGACGTTTTAACGAAGCGTGTACAAGCTGATGAGAAAATCGAAATTGGTGTTCCTGGTGCGCGTGATCAGTCTGCATCTTTATTGCTTCACGGATCTGATGATGCGATTAATACGAACAATTGGCAGGTAATCGCAGGTAACACCAAAGAAACCCACGTTAAGCGGGATGAACTTGGGTTCATCGGTAACAACGGGCTAACGCCAACGCTGAAATTATGCACCAACGGTAACGCCTACATTCTGCATGATGCCTTTATCGGTAATGATCTGCGGGTTACGGGTGCAACGTTCAATTTGGGTTCTGCTCATGCCGCACGTATCGACAGTGAAACGGTTGTTTACTCTGACTCTATACATGATGTTCAGATCAGAACGACCAGTTTTAGCGGCTGGAATGGATTAACCGTGTCAAATGATGAGGGGATGAGTACCGCTTTTATTCTGAATACTCGTAACTATCAGGAATATTTGAACAGTACATACCTTAGATTGTCGGGGGGAATCCTAACGGGGGAATTGTCGTTACCTCATCTGAATATTACCGCTGATAGTCTACCTGGTATTACGTTAAGGCGAACGGGTACAAGTACGCTTGCTAACACCAATGTTGCTGTTATCGAGCAAGATAACAACGGGCGCGTTTCATTTACATATCGAAATGCCTCGGGAAAAACTGACGGCGTGGTAACAATCGATTCTGGGAAATCTGGCGAGGTATATCACACAGGTAATAAACCTAGTGCGGCAGATATTGGCGCGATAGATATTCATGATGTAATCGATTTGGGCTACCTGTGACAGCTTCATAAATAACCGTATAGCCTTTTAACGTATACGGATAAAGCAAATGGCAAAATTACAGGTACGAAGAACTAAAACAGCGGGGGTGAAACCAACCCCCGCGCAAATCCTCGAAGGTGAATTAATTGTTAACCTAGCGGATAAGAAACTATACACAAAGAATGACTCGGGCGCGGTAATTCAAATCGCTAACCCTGAACAAGCTGATAAATTAGAAATTTCAACTGCTTTAACCGTTGGTGGTGTATCCACGCTGAATAATGGTGCTGTAGTAGCTAAAGCGGTTGACGTTACCGGAACTGATGCGGTTATCAATATTGGCTCTGGCACCGTTGCAACCCCTGGCGTGAACTTTAAAGTTAGCCCAACGAAAACACACACTATCAAGGCAACAGATCAAAACCTTGAAATAACGGCTGATCGCGTCGATATCAAAAGCGGGAAACTCTCACTTAATCCGCTTGGTGCTGGTGAAATCCAGGGGAAAGCCTCGAACAAAATTTTGTCTGATGATGGTCAGGGTAATGTAACGCTGTCAGGCTCGCGAGATGGTACTACACCGGGTTTTCTTATCTTAGGCGGGAAAACACAAGGGCATAACACACAGGCCGTTAAACTTAGTTCTGATCTTGTTAACAGCGCGGGTGATGTTCTTATCAACAGCACAACGGGTAAAATACGTACTGCAATGCTCGATACTGTTTTCTCAACTCCTAATGATGTAGCGGGAAACTATTACAACAAGGGTGAAACAGACGCAAAATATCAGACGATTGCTAACACCACGGCGAATTTTTATAACCGAACTCAGATCGCAACGGTACTAAACGACTATTACACCAAAACAGGCGCAAACGGTCTTTTTCAGACGATTGCAGGAATGGCAGATTATTACACTGCAACTGCTGCTGATGCCAAATTTCAGACTATCGCGGCAGATGCTACCCGTAATTACTCAAAGACTGAAACAGATACTAAGCTGGCATTGCTGGCTACCAAAACAGAGTTAACCACGCTCACGAATAACGTTTATTCGAAATCTGCTCTGGATACCATTTTGCTTGATGGGTACTTGAGTAAAACGCAGATTGCGGCGACATATCAGACCATCGCGGCAGATGCTGCCCGTAACTATTCAAAGACTGAATCAGATGCAAGGTACTACGACAAAACAACCGCTGATGGTCGTTACTTTGGCAAGCAAGCGGGTAACATCGAAATGGATAGCTACCTGTTGACTAAAGCGGTAGACGGTACACAAACAACAAATAATACTTCAATGGCTTATTCCGGTTTCTATCGAATGAATCAGGATCAAAACCAGTTGGGTGGAATGAATATTCATGTTGCACATCCTCTTTATGGTGCTGCACATGCTCGCGGTATTTCGTTTACATATGGCTCTAATAGTTATGCTCTGAATACATATCGCTATGATGCTAATGGTCAGTTTATAGGCTCGATGAAAATATATACCGCTGCTGATAAACCCACTGCGGGTGAATTGGGGGTGTTGCCTAGCTCTGGGGCTGCGAGTTTAAACGGTACATTGACCACAACGGGTAATATCACATCTAGTACAGGTGAATTTATTTCGGGTAATGGTAACGGTTTCCGCATAACACAGGGTGGTTATGGCTCATTTATGCGTAACGATGGTGTTAGCACGTATTTTATGAGTACCGCTTTAAATGATCCTAATGGTGGGTGGAGTGGTATTCGTCCGTTGCGTTGGAATAATTCAACTGGTTTGGTAAATGTTGGTAATGGTCTTGAAGTTAACGGTAGTTTTTATGTTAACGGTGGAACAATTACAACCGGGGATATTTCTACTTCTGGTAGTTTAACAATTGGTGGCGCTAATAATGTTTCGGCTATGGTCTTTTCCCCCGCTGGTGGTTCTGCAAGTAGATTCAGAATATATAATTGGGGGAGTGGAACCCGTGCGCAAGTTTTGGAATTAACTGATAACAGCGGATGGTTGTTTTATGCTCAACGATTAACTGCGGGAAATGTTGAGTTTTCTGTAAATGGTGCTCTGCAATCCACCAGTTTGCAATCTAACAGTGCGAGTATCTCAGGTCATGCTTCGGTATCTACTTTAAGCACAACCGGGCAAATTACGGCGGGTGTTAATAATGTTGGTGGAGGCTCTTATGCATCTCAACATACAGTAGGTGCGGGGTTATTCCAAAATATTACATCTACTGGAACTTCGGAATACTGGCCTATAGTTAAACAGCGATATACTCCGGGAAACTCCACATGGTCAATGGGTACTTTAATTAACTCAAATAACTTTATTGTTCATTTTATTAACTCAGCGGGAACACAACGCAACTTTGGATTTAATAGTAGCGGTGTATTTTCTTCTTCTGCTGGTATTCTTGTGAACGGTGCGTTAACTGGTGCCACAACGGGCGCGTTTAGTGGTGCTGTCACTGCTGGTAATATAACATCAAGTGGCAATACCATTATGATGCAATCAAATCAGCGTCGTCATATTGCTATGCACAATGGAACACAATATGACGGTTATATCTACAAAGATTCTAACGGTGCATGGCAGTTCAATAACGGCGCAAACGGTGGTACTTGGTCTATGAATACCAACGGTGCTTTTAATAGTTCTGGGGCTATTTCTTCCGGTGGTGGTGTTGCGGTCGGTGGTGCGTTAACTGGTGCGACTACAGGAGCGTTTAGTGGTGCTGTATCGGCTGCATCATTAAACTGTTTATCATATACGAATACAGGGCAACATACATTTGCTGGCCTTGTATATGGTAATGGCAATGGTAATTTTGCTGATGTTTATATTCGTTCTGATAAACGATTAAAAACAAATTTTGTTGAAGTTAAAAATGCAACGGATAAAGTTCAAAAGCTCACAGCATATCATTACGATAAAAAAGCTAATTTACAATCTGAAATTTATGACAGTAAAGAGGTCGGTATTATCGCGCAAGATTTAAAAGAAGTATTGCCAGAGGCAGTTGTTAAAGATTCAAACGGGTTGTTAACAATCTCTAATTCTGCTGTAAATGCTTTGCTGGTTCAGGCAGTAAAAGAATTGACTGAGCGAGTTAAAGAGTTGGAGGCTAAATAATGGCTGTTACAACTAGTCCTGGTTGGATCGGATCATCTTCTGTTACTGAAACGGGTCAACGGTGGATGAGTGCTGCAAGAACATCCCTTAGATTAACTAACCCCGGCTATATGTCGGGGCAAGCTGGAAAATCAGTTGAGCAAAACGTTGCATATTCAATTGGTGCAAACACTGCGTATACAAATGCAACATTAATTAGTTATGCAAATGGTTTAACAAATCGCTCGATTACAAATCTAACGATTACTATTACCGGAACCATTATTTCAAATACAACTGGTGCGCCTTGCCTTAATTTTAGCGCGGCACCATTCAACGAATTTAAATCGGTACATCTGATAATTAACTCAGGTGTTCGGGTCAGTGGGCGCGGTGGTAACGGGGCAAGTTTGACAATGACAAGCGGCATATGGAAAGCGTTTGTTGCTGCTACTGCTGGCGGTGCTGCAATTACAAACTCAATCGGTACGAAATTACGGATCACCAACAACGGAATCATTTCAGGTGGTGGCGGTGGTGGTGGTGGTGGTGCTTGCGTATATGACGAATCGGACGATGGTGCGGCTGGTGGTGGTGGTTGTCCTCTGGGCGCTGCTGGCGTTCGTGGTGCGACAAACAACGGTGGTGTTTCTGGTGCTGCTGGAACTGCAACGGGTGCTGGTGCGGGTGGATCTCAAGGGGGCGCGCGTGGTGGTAACGGAGGCGGGTTTGGTGCTGCTGGTGCTGCTGGTTCCGCTAGTGGGGGATCGCATAAAACATCGGCAGGTGCTGGTGCTGGCGCTGCTTTGAATGGTTCAGCCCCTACATGGGCGGCTCTCGGTACTATTCAAGGTTCACGACTTTAACCACTCTCTAAATAAACAATATAGGCTGTGATTCCATAGCCTGTAATTCTCATATATAAGGTTTATAAAATGGCTAATGAAGTTTTTATCGGCTCTAACGTCGATGTATATTTCAGTAAGAAAACGGATAACACTTCTATTCAAGGTGTCGATTTTGCTTTGGTTGATCAAGTTAGTGTATATCCAGAAACTGGCGGTTCACGTAATGTAATTGAAGTGGTGAACTACTCAAATCCAGAAACAGCAAAGCTAGTTGGTAAAAAATCAGTTCCTGATGTTACCTTGCAGTTAAACTATATTATTGGTGATCCACAACATGAAGCGTTGAAAGCCTTGTTTGAATCTGGTGAACGTGCTCAGTTTAAAATCATCTACTGGATGGATCAGGCTAAAACTATTGGTGTTGTAAAAATCTATAATGGCTTTATCGCGAGTATTTCACAAACTGGCGGGGATGATACCGCTACCCAACTGACTTTTGTTATTTCAGTGAATAAAACTATTCTGAATACCATTCTGGATAATACTATTAGTGATGGTTCAAATCCGTAATAACTTGCCCCCTTGTTGGGGGCGTTAACTTTCCTACAGGCGAATAAAAATGAATTTCGATGAGATGTTTAAAGATCTGATTTCCCCGCGCAAATCAGTAACTATTGGTAAGCACGTTTTTTATGCTCGACCAATGACAGTAAAAGAATATATTGACCACATCATGAATCCTGAAAAATCAGATCGTGATGAACTCACTATTTTACGCTGTATCCAGGATGAACAGGGTAAACCCATTTTTTCTGATATCGAGCAAGTTAAACAACTTTATACCGTGTCGCGTTCTGAATTAATCGGTTTGGTTTCTCAGGTATCTATTGTAATGGAGTTGCCTGAACTTGAAAAAAAGTCCGAAACAACCCCTTCTTAAAATTTAAACATCGAATGCTATTACGTAAGGGTATGAGTGAATCAGATATGTATGATTTGCCAATGCCGACGTTTTTCGAACTGTACATAATGGAGGAATTTTTAGAACCACAAAGCCCGCAAACAATGGATACGCATTTTGCATTATTACAAGATGCAATATACCGATCATCGGGTAACGTTTCTAAAATTGGATTGCAGAAGATGAAATTAAAAGATTTCAAACTTCTGAATGATGAAACCATTTTCTTATCAGAAGAAGAAAAAGCAGAAAAGAATAAGAAGCGGGAAAAAACAGTTATTGCTGGTGCTATAGCTGGATTACCAAAGCAAGAGCAAGAACGGCTTCAAAAATTAATGAATAAAGGGGCTACTAATGGCTAAAAAGAATAATCATGAAGTAGCGATCACAGGCAGCACAGCGGGGCTATCGACCGCGACTAAACAGGCAGAAAAGTTACTTGATGGTGTTTCAAAGCAAGCAATGTCTTTAAACGGCATCATGGGAACGCTTGGAAACGGTTTAAAAGGGGCTGGCGGGATATCACCGGCTTTCATGGCGTTGGGTGGTGCTATCGGTGTAGCAACGGCTGCGTTGGCCTTGTTTACGTCTGCGGCAGGTCAGGCAAATGAGATTGATCAGCTTGCTTTAAAATCCGGTTTAGCGTCTGACACTATTCAACAGCTTGCGCATGGTTTCGGTAATGCTGGTATCCAAATGGCAGACTTTGCCGCGATGAATAAAGATGCGGTTAAGAATCTTGGTGAGGCCGTCGCAACTGGTGGTGGTGTTGGTGAGGATCTTAAAAAGTACGGCTTAGACCTGAAAAACTTCACTCAGTACATAGGCGATTCAAACGGGGGCGTGAAAGCGTCTATCGGCCTGTTTTACCAGATGCGTGATGCAGGGGCTAGTATCCCTGAAATCACAGCTTCAATGGAAAAACTCGCGGGTGGTTCTTCTAACATGATCTCCGAACTACAAAAGCTGAATGATGAAGGTGAAGCCTGGAACATGATCAACAGTCAGAACGTTGACGTTAACAGTGATGCAATCGAATCATATCGCCAGTTTTCAAGCCGTATGGGTGATTTTACCGTAAAAATGCAAGGTGCATTGGCTAACGGATTAACACCACTGGTTAATAAAACCATTGAATTGTATGACTGGTTTGAAAAGGATTGGCACAAAACAACCCTCGGTACAGTTTTTGAAAACATGGGTAAATCCATTGATTCAGTTATGTCCGGCGGGGATTCAGTAGACAGTTCGCAAAAGAAAAACACCGCAAGAAAATCACCTGCACAACTGGAAGCGGAAGAAAACGAGCGCCGAATCAAGGAGCGTAAAAAGTTCATTGAAGAACAGGCAAAGTTAACCCAAACAGACATTAAAACCTCTATTGACCAACAAAAGGCGTTTGAGGTTAAGCAAGCTGCTGATAAGAAAATCAATGATCGGTTAGCTGCTGAAGCTCTGGCAGCAAAAGAAAAAGCTGATAAAGAAGCTGCACGTAATGCCGAACGTAACGCTAAAGAACTGGCACGAATTGCAGAAGCGACACGTAAAGAACAGGAACGATTAGCAAAAGAAGCTGAACAAACCAGGCTGAACAACATTACTTCTTTGGATGCGCTTAATCTTTCGGCTTTAAGCAGTGAAGCGGCAAGCATGGCGTCACAACGTAACCAGATGCAAACCAATCTGGACAAAGTGAAAGACCTCTACAATCAGGGTGTGATCAATGCTGATGAGTTTGAACGCCGCAAAGTTGATCTTTACGCTGCGTACAAGGAAAACTTTGGGGATAGCCTGAACGGTATCACCGATCCAGAACAGCTATACAAAGCGATGGAAGCAACACAAGTTGTGTACCAACAGGAGTTGTTAAACCTTCAATCACAGCTCGATGCGAAACTCATCACACAGCAAGAGTACCAGGATAAATTATCCATGCTTGAAGATGAAAACCGTGACCGGAAACAGATGCTTGATGAACAAGCGGATAAGGTACGGTTAAGCTCATTTCAAACAACTATGGATGGTATGGGTAACTTACTGAGTGCTTTTGGCGGTAAGAACTCCAAAGCGGCTCAGGCGGCGTTTGCTGTTTCTAAAGGGTTGGCACTGGCTCAAGGTATGATCGACGCACAGAAAGCGGCTAGTAACGCTCTGGCAAACAACCCTTACCCTTGGTCTATTGCTATGGCGGCTTCTGCTTATGGTCAAGTGGCGGCAAATATTGCCAGTATCAAAAGCACGAAAGGCCAGTTTCATGATGGTATCGACAACGTTCCTTCAACGGGTACATATCTGTTGGAAAAAGGGGAAAGGGTAGTAGATAAACGTCTGAACGATGATTTAAAAACTTACCTGAAAGGTGATGCAACAGAACAGCCAATCACGGTAAATGCACCACTGAATATCAACGGTAGCGTTAATTCTGCTGATAAAATGGTAATGGATGCGATTAACCGCCACGCTCAAAATATCGAACGTAAATTAGAAGATGCACGACGCCGTAAAATGTAACAGCTAAATATTGATATATTTCAATAAGAGGCTTTTACAATGGCTGTTGATCTTTTCAATACTCCTGAACTTAAAATTGGGGTTACTCTCAACACAGTAGCCCCATTTTATACAAATAAAACTCAATCTGGTAAAACCATCAAGCGTTTTAACGGGCTGCAATACTATGAAGCAAGTATTACCGTACAATACCAGGCAGAAAATCAATACTTACTTGATGAATGGTTAGCTGTTTACAAATACGGCAAACCTTGCGCTTTTCCTCTTGCTAAATCAGCGAATACAAAATATCGCGGTAAACAAACCGCAACAATAACAAGTGGTACGGCTGCTATCGCTGGTGCTGCACAAATTTCAATTAATGATTTTCTAGAACCTGGTACGAAATTTACTTTTGCGAATCATACCAAAGTATATGAAGTGCGTGAATATAACCCGAATAACAAACAGATGATCTTCTTTCCTGCATTACGTGAACCTGTTCAGCTTGGCGAGATTCTCAGATATTCAAACCCTGTTGTTATGCTCAGTCTTAATACCCCTAGGGTTGAACAGACTTTACAGCAAATCACAGGTGTAGAACTTGAGTTTACGGAGGATTTGCAATAATGACACCGATTCAGGCATTTGAACAATTATTGACGAATGACGATTTCAAAAAGATGTATGAATTACAAACAGGGCGAACTGTAGCGAAATTAACACAAGAGCAATTATTTTCTACTGGCTCTATGTATCACTGCGTAAAAATTACGTTTGCAGATAATACGGGTGAACTCAGGCTCACCGATTGTGGTCGAGATATCACATTCAACAATCAGGTATATCTCGCTACGGGTGATTTTATCGATATCCAGAATCCACAACGGTCAAAAGAGATCAACAATACGGGTATGAGTATCAAGGTTTCAAACGTCCGATCTGATTACATCACCTTGATTCAACAGGGCAAGTTTGAACGTGCAAACCTGGATATCAGGCTGGTATTCATCAACCCGCTTAAAGGCACAGTAGTTAACGATTTCGGTGTGTTTAACGGTGAATTTGATGCATCGATCATCACTATTGATAATTCATCACAAGAAGAATGCACAAACGAAAGTGAATTTAAAATAAATTCATTTTGGGCGGTATTGGATAAGTCAGCCCGCGCCCACTGTACCCCAGGGGTTCATAAATCCTACCCAGGAAATGAAACAGATACTTTCTTTGATCATGTTGGCAAGTGGAACAGTGAGGCTATTTGGACTTCCCGTAAATAAGGATATAACTGGAGAAACACAAAATGAATAAACGCGCTGAAATGACCGACTACATTAATTCGCTTGTTGGTCAAGAAATGATTTACGGTGAAAACGATTGTAATATGGTTTGTTTGAAAATCACCGATATTATCAAGGGTACAGATTATTACAATAAGATGCATCAAAAATACAATGATGTTAAAACAGGCTTTACCCAATCCAAAAAAATCATCAAATATAGTTCCGGTGAGCAATTATTTGCTGAACATTATACTGTAACTGATATCGTTGAGGATGGTTGTTTTGTTGTAATGGTACGCGAGGATGGAAAACGAAAAGTGTTTCATTGCTCGGTTGTTATTTCCGGTTATGCATTAACCGTAGGTGATGATAACAAATATAAAACAGTACCTGTTTGCTCTGTTCCCTTTAATAAATTATATAAAATTAAGGAATAATTAAATGCCGATTGTCGTCCCTATGGCGATTATTGCGGCTGCTTCTATGGCTGCGGCGTTATACGCTGCGGGTGTAGCTCTTACCATTGCTGTTGTTGCTGGCGTTGCCGTGGCTGCGGCAATGTGTTTAATGGCTCTATCAATGGAAACAGGGGTTCCCCGTTTTAATTCGCCCGATTCAGGTTCCGCGCTTGGAACCGTAACAGATCCAAAAACTGTATTGCCTGTTGTGTATGGTAATACTCGCGTTGGTGGCATCATTGCCAAAAAAGATATATATGCGCAAGATACAACATATCTTGTTCAGGTATTTGCAGTGTCAGAAGGCCCAATTGAATGTTTCACCCAAATCTATTTTGATAATAAAAAACTGTTGATTGATGGGAATGAACATCGGGACGGCGTGATCCCTAAATCGCGTATTCGTGGCAACTACGGCGATATCATCCAGATTGAAGTTTCAACGGGCAAAAATCCAGGGCATCACCTCGGGTTAGCTCATCAATACTTGGGTAAGGGTTGGGATACTACCGCAACGGGTAACGGTGTTGCATCGGTCTGCGTTGTCATGCGCAAGACTAACAAGGCACTTACTGACGGCATCGATATTTTACAGCCTAGTTCACAATTTGCGTGTGACCTGAAAGGGCGCTTGATTACCGATCTGACCACTGGACAGGTAACAGCTTCAAGCAATGGCCCGTCACAGGTTTTGGACTATCTGACCAATACCAAATACGGAATGGGTGTTCCTGTTGAACGTATAGACGTTGACTCGTTTAAAGCGGCTGCAACCCGCACAATTAGCTATTTTAGTGATGGTTCAGTAGATCCGAACGGCACTTTCAAAAAGAACCTTACCGACTTGTGCGCGTCCTTCGGTGGTGTTGTGTTTGATCAATTTGGTGTGGTCACGATGGCACTTGATGCCCCCGATGTTGTGAAGTACACGTTTGATGAAACTAATATTTCCGCTGGCAATATCACCCTGAAATCAGGTGAATCGGCAGAGTATTACAACACGCTTAATATTTCCTATAACGATCCAGATATGGACTACGCAAGCAATGTTTTACGTTATCCATCGGATATCACGAATGATCCGGTAATCGTTAAAGACAAGCGGGTTATTGCCAAAGACCTTACGTACCGTTTCGTTAAGAGCACAAGCCAGCTTGATAAGTTGGGTTCTGTTGAGCGCAACAAATGCAAGCTGTACAAGCAAATGTCCTTTGTGACGATGGACGCTTACACACTGTCAGTGTGGGATGTTATTAAGATCAGCTTTAACGAGTTGAAACTGAAAGACACGTTATGGCGCGTGATATCCATCGTTCCTAGTCTCGATGGTGGTATGGCTGGCACTATGTCGGTGCAATGCGTCGAGTACAACAGTGCCGTTTATACCGATATGGATTTTGCTGCGAAACCAGATTACACGCCTAGCCTTATCAGTGGCGATCTGGCGACTCCGACGAATTTACAGGCTCAAGGTACGGGTGAAACCGTTTATGGCCGTAACGTGCTATTGACGTGGGATTGTGCGGAAGATTTCAACCGTTATCGGTTCTTCGTTCAGTACAAAGAAGCTGGGGCGACAGATTGGATCGATATCGGGGCAACTTCTCAGTTGATGTACCAGATCCACGGCTTGAAAAATGGTGTTAATTACGATTTCCGTGTTTGTTCAACGGGCTTGGTGTATCGCTCTGCATGGGTGGAACTGCTGAACCAAACAACCGCAATTGTGTACGCTTTGCCAGCGCCTGTTGTCCGTTTACGTAACACCTCTGGAATCGTGAACGGTAAGTTCGAGACTAAACACGAAGATTTTCACATCGAGTGGGATGATCAAAGCACGTTAGATGTAACCATCAACGGACAGGTATCAAAGTTTGTAGACTTGCTTCAACACTATGAAATCAGGATAAACACGAAGAACCGCGATTACTTCTACGAGACAACAAACCTTCATTGGATATATACGCTTTCTCAGAATTTGCAGAATGGGGCAGCGCGTGATCTCACTGTAGGTGTTACCGCGATTGGTTACGGTGGCAGGAAGTCAACGGAAACGTTAATTCAGGTATTCAACGCGCAGTGTGGGGCGATAACAGGTTTCACCGCAAACGCTGGATTCGATACCATCTTTTGTACATGGGTTAAGCCAACAGATGAAGATCTGGCGGGTGTTGTTGTTCAGATTGCTACTGATGCGCAATTCACACAGAACGTGATTACTCATCAAGATACGTCACTTGGTTCAGTGATGAATATTGCGATTCCAAACGGTAAGTATTACGTAAAAGCGGCTGCTTTCGACGTGTTCGGAACAGATAGCCTAACGTATACCGCTGCGGTTTATGTTGATATTCAGTCACAAGTGAACTGGACGAACCAGGATGAACAGGCGTTAAAAGATTTTCTCGATCTGGAGCAAGCCTTAGATAGCACGATTGAAGCGGCTTTCGAGCGTTCAAAAGATGCATTGCAGATTGAGATCTCAAACCTGCATACGAACGTAACGAACGAAACGGATACAAAAATTGCGGGTACAGTTACTAACTTGAAACAGATTGTTCAGGACGGCGATAAGCTAATCACCGAACAACTGAACCAGGTTAAAACGACTATTGAAAAGGATATCCAGGCAGCGATCACCAGACTCGATACCACTAACGCAAATCAGGACACGGCAAACGCGCAAGCAATCCAAACCGTAAAATCTGAAATGCGGGATAACATTGCTCAGGTAACAATTAATTCACAAACTCAAGTGGATAACCTGAAAAATGCTATCAACGCACATCACGAAATCAAAGTGAATGCTAATGGTGTGATCGCAGGGATGGGGCTTTACGCTGATGATGTGACGAAATCCAGCGCGATTTATTTTGTCGCTGATGAACTGAAATTCATCACAGCAAAAACGGCGGGTAATGTTTCGAATCCTACGATCCCTTTTGCGATTCAGAACAATAAAGTTTTCCTGAATACTGCGGTTATCGCTAACGCAAGTATCGGATCAGCGATGATTGCTAATGCTGCTATTGGTTCGGCGCATATCGTAACTGGTTCCATCACGGAAGCGCATATTCAGAACGCGAGCATTACCAATGCAAAAATTGCTGGCGCTATTCAGTCCAATAATTATGTTGCTGGATCAAGTGGTTGGAAGATTGATAAATCTGGTTCTTCTGAGTTTTCAGGTGTGACTGTAAGAGGGCATATCGAAGCGGTATCCGGTAGTTTCTCAGGTAACATTTACGCTAACACTGGTGTTCTGAACGATGTAACGATTAATGGTAACTGTCGTATTCTGGGGAACCTGGACGCGAATCAGATTAACGGTCTACCGTCTTTTCGAGTGGCTGGAGCTGATGTTAACAAAACGGTATCAGGCGGGGAATTAGTCTGGATTGTTCCGCAATCATCACCGTTCGTTATTCCTTCTACCAACGGTAAAATGAATATGTGTGGCCTTATCAATGCACGTATGAATGTTATTGAACCGTCAGAAGGTCGCCCCGTAAGACCTGCCGTTTACAGAACGTACAAATATACTGATTCAGGGTGGCAGTTAGTAGCCGAAACATCGAATGGTTTCGCTCTGGTGGAAGTAGGTGCTTACGGTGGTTCTATCGCTGCGGCTGTATTTGTTCCATATCCAGAAGAAGATAATCAAGAAGGTGGTAGCTCTCTTTTAAGGGGCTACGTGAGAGCGTCAAACGTTCGCGGCGCTTACGCATTATATAACTAAAATAAACCCCTTAAATATAAGTGTTATCAACATTTAATTAAGGGGCTTTTTATGCCTATTCTCGAAATCACTATAGGTGCGGCAACCGCTGGCGCTGCATTAATTGGAACACTATGGAAAGTTCATTCCGGTGTTGTAAAGAAAACTACGGAGCATGAACAACGATTAGCGAATATCGAACACACGAACGATATTCAAGAAATAAAGATTACCAATATCGAAAAGAATCACGGCTCGTTAGATCAACGAATGGCAAATATTGAATCAACTGTAGTTGAGCTAAAAATACAAAATGCCGAAATCCTACAAATTTTAAAAGGTGGCTTATATGGCAAAGCAACTAAAAACGTGGATCGGTAAATCCAGGAAGTTATTACTAGTCCTGCTGATCCTCGCGGTTATCTATAATTTGTGCGCCGTTCCGTTTGGGCTTCCACCAATCCCGGTTGATTCTGTTTTTGGTTCTGTTCTTTCCGTATTAACTCTGATCGGGGGTTGATATGGCTAAACCGTCAATGAAGGACAGGAACGCCGCAAACCTTGCAAGGACAATGAAACAGATGGAGCGCTGGAGGATTGAGACTAGCGATACCGTCGAAGATGCCATGTTCAAAGCGGGTAAACTGGTATCCATCAACATGCAAAAAGAAATCGCGCGTAAGGTTGATGGGCCAATCAATTTTACCGCGAAAAATGCGCTGTACTACATCAAAGAGAAAAAAGGTATCTACGCAAGGGAATACCGGATCGGCATTAAAGACGCGCAAGATTTGTATTTGTCTGCAATCATCGACCGGAAAAAGCCAACCGATAAGCTGATACCTGTAAACCCTAAGTACACCGATAAAAACGGAAATATCAAAGGGCTTTCCCGTAATTTAAAAAATGGGGCATACGTTAAAGTTGTTCAGGCAACCGAAACAATATTGATAAATACGAAAGCAAAGAAGCGAGAAGATCGATTAATTGCAATTCGTAAATTATCCAAAAGGCCGCATAAAATTTCGTGGGATAAACTCGAAGAAAGCGCGGTAAAACAATTCAACCAGAAAATAAAAGACATACTATGACAATGCATAACTTTCCGACTTACCCGCACGATCAGTTACATGAAATTAAACTTAATGGTATTTCGCCCGAGTCTATTAATTATGCATTCGAGCGCAAGCACATTAAACAAAAACACTTTAAAAGTTATCTTGTCAATGATAACGATGTTTTCTTTGCGTCAACTCAGGTTAAAAAACCAGTGTTTAAATTCAAGGTAGGGCAGGAAGTAGATATTAATAGCCCGTATGATTTCAACACACGCGCTATCTGTTGCGGTCAACTTGAGTATATTCACAAAGGGTTCAGAATGCGCGGTTTTTTGTTCCAGTATATCTAGTCAGTAAATACCTGTAAGAAAATAAAACTTATAGGTATTACCATGAATAATTTCAAATTCAGTACACGCAGTAAAAACAATCTTTCCGGTATTCATCCTGATTTAATTCGAGTTGCGGAATTAGCACTTGAATTAACCGAACGTGATTTCGTCATTACCGAAGGTCTACGCACTATCGAGCGCCAACGTCAGCTAATCAAAGAAGGTAAGAGCAAGACAATGAACAGCGCCCACTTATCAGGCCACGCGCTTGATATGGTTCCTTGTTCGCCTGTTAGCTGGAACCGTAAGGATTTTGAACCCGTGGTAGCGGCGTTTCGACGTGCGGCTAACCATTTGGGAATCCTGATTGAATGCGGTCACGATTGGTCAAGTTTCCCCGACTCACCACACATACAGTTACATCGTAAAGAGTATGGGTATTAATAAAAAAGGTTGTTTTTTTTTAAATTTAAAACAACCTGAATTTTTATTCAATGTTATATTTGGAAAGCGGTTAGGGTGTTGTTAATGTTTTGTTGTTAGCATAGTGAGTTACTGCGTCTGATAGTTTTCTTGTGTATTCTTCTATCTCATTTACTGCTTGAGTTAAAAAACCAGCATCTAATATTAATTCACTAAGATCGTTAATTGAAACTCCCGTGCCTCCTTTAAGTGCTCGTTCTACGGCTAAGAATTTTCGCCTTTCTTTTCTTTTTCTGTCAATATCTGGCTTATTGGCAACGCTAACATATTCATAATATCTCCCATCATTATGGGCTAGAATGTTGCGAATAACAGTTAAATGATTTAAATCTGATATATCTTTACGCCCAATACCTTTTTTAAGTACCTCGTGGGTGTTTTCGATAACGCCTTCTGATAGCTTTTTTATATAATTTGATTCTGTAATCATAATGCTCAGACAATTCGACATATGATATTCAAAAAGCCCAAATATTGTTAAGAATGCAGATCTGCGCATTAGTTGTGCAATTAATATTACATACTCATCTTTGACATCATTCTGATCATAACCCACACATGAACCACATGAATATACTTTCTCGGTATAGGAGTATACCTCACCTTGTTCAGTCTCACGTTCATTTTCAAATTCACTTTCTTGTATTTGGGGATCTGTAATTGCTCTGAGTATAGAGCATTCAGTTTGTTCAGAAAGCATCCTCATCGCTGCTATTGAAGAAGTGGCTCCAAATAAACTCAAATTAAAATAGAAACGTGTTTGAGACACTTAAACTCCTTATAATATCCAATAAAAAAGCCTCTAAGTTTTTTCCCAGAGGCTTTGATTTTAACTTAACACACCTTTTTCTTTCAGCAATTCTTCAAGATGTTCCATTGAATCAACTTTGTACTGAATACCGTCAATAGTTGCGAATGACTCACCAACGCTAACGGGTTTAACAATTCCGGTGAAAGCGGGGCGTGGCTCTGGTTCGCCGTCCTCGTCCTCAAGTTCAGAAATGATCGTTCGCGTATTGCGTACACGCTCTTGCAGTTCCTCGCACTTACGGGCGAAACCTTCGGGATCGATCAGCACATCAATGAAACTGTGCATAATCAGCCCCCACGACTCCATAAACTGGCGGTCGTTAATCGTCGTTGCATCCACATAGACACAACCCGATTTGTAACTAGTGTTGGCCTTAATCACGATCCGTTGTGTTCTCTGGTCGCGATACAGGACGTTAAACAGAGTATGTTTCGGATCTGGTAAACGCTTGCACTCGATACGCTGAACAACGGTTTTGATACTGGCGCGAATCTTTAACCGCTCGATGTTGTAAATGTCTGATACGTCGAAATCGCGGAATTTGTCCCAACCTTCAAGATTCATTCTTACGATAGATTCATCATGAAGCCGTTTTTGCTTAACCAGTTCTGCTTTTTCGTTTTCCAACTTATCAATCAGCGCGGTCAGGTTATTGATCATCGCTGGTGATTTTGCTGTACCGATAGCAACTAGGTAGTTAGCGATCTGTTCGTCCAATTCGGATATCTGATTTTCAACCCCTGAGTGCTTGGGCTTATCATTCTGCACGAATACCCGATCCGCTATTAGCTGTAAAAGGGCGCTTTCCAACGTATCAGCCCTAAAGCCCCACTTTGAACAGTTCAGGTGGTAATCACGCGATCCGCAAACGTAACGGTATGCGTTGGGTTGTTTTGCAATCGATGATTTCATTTTGTACATATGTGTGCCGCAATGCCCACAGTACAAAATGCCGATACCAGACAACAACGGGATATCAGGATTTTTATCTTTAGTGAACCCACGATTACCAACCTGAACTGAAAGATCTTCATACTCAGCCTTGGTAATAATCGCGGGATAATAATCATCAAGTACAAATTCTTGCTCGTTCACACTGATTATTTTTTGCCCGTAGATGGCAGGGCTTAAAATCCGTGAACAATGCTGAATATTCCATTCGCCTTTTGATAGCTTTGTGAGCTTCTTCGGGGCGGGGTAGTTGTCTTTCAGATAGCGCAACATCATGCGGTTTGACCAACCATCGCGTTTCATTTGGATCATGTGTTGAGCAATGGGATAAAACACCGGATGAGGTTCAACATAACCAGAACTTGAATCAGTCCAAAATTTATCAGTACCCAATTCGGTGATTGCTACAACCGGATCGCCTGGCTTGCGTTTCTGGTGGCGCTTAATCTTTGCAAGGGCGCTCGATATGGTTCGCTTAGATTTGGTGGATGATTCCTCGTTAGCACGACTGAACAACATCACACTAAACATAAGCTGTTGCATAGTGTCGTTGTTAACTTCCGTTTGCTGGTACACCTGCTTATCAATACCAGTGACGACTACGATCCCCTTTAGCAACAGGCTAGTGAACAGGTTCACAGCTAACATAGCGTTAGCGCGGCTGAATCGGTCTAACGATTCAATCAGGAGAAAAGAACCTTTCGGAACCTTCCCTGAATCCACATGCTTTATAAACTCTGCAAGTGCTCCACCTTCGGAAATGTTTTTACCCTTGAATGCAGAAACCCCGAAATCTTCGTATTCTTCGAAAATTTCGAGGTCGTGATCTATTGCAACCTGCTTAACCATGTTTGCAATAGAATCTTTCTGACGTTCCAGGCTGTTTCCTGTCGCTTGGCGCTCGCTTGAAAAACGTACATACGAATACAAGCGCGGCTTTTCTTTCATAATTTTACCTCATAGCAAGTAACCATCGTGCGACAAACAATTGATCCCGCGCTCTGGTAGATGAATATTACCTCGAATCATTTTGCGGTCGTTATATAAATTTCCTTTATTGTCAATATACCCATGCAACTTAGTTAACGATGCGAGTTCCAGCGTTTGCTTGTTGCGGAATTGTTTTATGATTTTGTGATACGTGTTGCCCTTAACCAAAACAAATTCAATCCGGTGTTGAAACCCTTCAATACCTTTATTATGCATTTGTTTCAGGTGACGTAATAAAAAACGGGACTCATCTAAAATTAACGGAAAGTTATCAGGTTTTGATTGAACTCTAACTATCACTTGAAATTTCCTTTTCAATTCAACTTATCTAAAAGGGGGCTATTTCTAACCCCCTCTGATAAGTTTTATTGATTCACAACTTGATTTTTGAAATCAGCAATTATTTTTTCATGTGCTGCTTTTTCTGCAAGTGCTTCTTCTGCGGTTGCGTGGCTTGAAATAATTTTTGTTTCAGTAACGCCGTTGCGTTCAACAGTAATTAACAGTTCATTACTATCATTTACAGAGGCGGTTGAATTAGAAAATACAATAGCATCTTCAAGAGTCATTTGAATTTTGATTTTTTCGTTCATGTCTTTTTCCTGGGTGGTTAAAATATACTGGTGTGAATCTTCATTGCTCATTGTTGCGATACCTTCGCGATAGATTTTAAACGCTGATTCATATACACCTTTAGCGGTGTTTGCATCTTCTGCGTTTTCGTGGATTGAAATTAAAGTAGCTGCGGATACTTCGTTATCATCTTCAACCATCATTAATACAGCGTTTGTATCATTAACGTTAAATTCAACGGTAGAAGTAGGGCGCGTAAACATAGTGAAGAAATTTAAAACGTGTTCTGGTTTCATATAGTGCATTTTATATACCTTGTTGTGTTGCCCCCGTTATTGGGGGCGTGAATTAAAATGAGTGGTTATTAATTAAAATCCGAGTGCCACACCAGCACCGTAAGTAACTTCTGTACTAGTGGTAGTTGCTACATTCATTTTGAGAGCTACACGGCTGTTAACGTTGAACTGTGCGCCTACTGCGATTGCTTGAGCACCAGCGAAACCGCCAACGCCAGCACCTAAAGAGAATTTTTCACCTGCAATTGTTGGGATTGATGCCATTGCCGCAACACCTGCAACGCCGCCTTTCAGTTTCTTGTTGTCGCGTTCAACTTTCGCTTTCAGGTCGGTGAAGTTCTGATTCATGCTTTTAACATCAGATTCAACACTTGTGATTCGACCGTCGAACCCGCTTACAACCTGATTGGTTTGATCAATGCGGTCATGTGCTGAATAAGCAATGCTTGAAGCCGTCAACGCTACACCATGCGCCGTTTGTGCTGTGCTGTGTGCTGCATCAGCTTTATGGCTTGCGTCCTGTGCCTTAATCTGTGCTGCGGTTGCTGTGGCATGTGCTGTAGTCGCTTTGGAATCTGCAACAGTTGCTTTAACGTCTACTGCATCCACCTTAGTTACTGCGGTTGCTGCCTGATTTGCGGCTTCGTTAACAGAAGTCACAATGTTTGAAACTTGGTTAGAAACAACAGCAATATCTGTGCTGTTCTGATCAACCTTCGCAATCAGCCCGATATCGCCAGTGGAATCCGTTGCGAGGGTAGACGGTGAACCATGAAGAATCTGATTGATCTGATCTGCTTTTGAGTGAGCGGTATCAACATCCGCTTTATCCGCTTTATTCGCTACAGCGTTCGAAATTGTGCTAATGGCTGCGGTTGCTGCGGCTGCTTCACCTGCTGCGGCTGTAGCTGTTTGGTTTGCAGTAGTCGCCAGGTCGTGCGCCTCTGTTGCTGTCGTTTGTGCTGCATCTACTTTACCCGCTGTTGAGTTTGCCACGTCTAAAGCGCTTTGAGCTTTGTTGGCTGCAACATCAGCTTTAGTACCTGCGGCATCTGCTTTGATTGTTGCGTCTGCTACTGCTGCGGTATTAGCTGCAATCCCTTCGTTAACATCGGTCAGATCAACACCTGCTGTGGAAATACTATCTAAGCGGTTTTTGATATCCGTAATGCTAGATTCGGTAGCGTTCACACGGTCGCCTAACAACCCAGATTGATGAAGCGCTTGATCTGCTTTTGTATCTGCTGCTGTAGCGGTTTCACTCGCTGTACTGGCCTGATTCAATGCGTTATCTGCTTTGGTATCTGCCGCCTCTGCTGCGGCTACGGCTGCATCAGCTTTATTACCTGCTTCGGTCGCTTGGTTAACGGCGGTCTGTGATGCTTCCAACGCTGCATCAGCCTTGCTATCAACATCAGCAATCTTTGTTACGTTTTCCTGTGCAAGAGACAACCCTTGATCCGCTGTACTCAAAGCTAAATCAGCATTTGATGCAATTTCATTCACTTTCGAATCTATTGCATCAGCTTTATTACCTGCTGTAGTCGCTGCGGCTGCTGCGATACCAGCTAACTCGTTTGCTGTTTTTGCTTCAGAAGCGGCGTTAATCGCGCTGGTTTTTGCTGCTTCAATGTCTGCGGCTGCTGCGGCGGCTGCGTTCTTAGCTTCTTGAGCCATATCAACAGCACTTGAAGCATCCGCTTTAGCTGAGTTCGCGGTGTCCTGTGCTGCCGTTACTCCTGCTAAGGCATCAGTAAGATCATTAGTGACCTTAGTCATATCAACACGGTTATTAGTCTGTGCCCCCATGCAATTACCGTTGTAACATTCGCTACCATTAACAACCACGAACGATTCGTTATTCATGTTTTTTTCAGCAACATCAGCGGCAGAAATAAAATAATCATTCGCAAAAGCGTTAACAGATAAAGAAGAAAGAACAGCAACAGTAACCAGAGACTTAACAGCTTTCATTTCAAATATCCTATTTGACAAAATTTAAATGTGTTTGGTGTAGCCCCCATGCCAGGGGCTTAAAATTGCTACATGGTTAAATCAATAAATCAGGGTGAATCAGTTAACCAATTATTGCTGCGATAACTCCAAAGATAACACCAGATATCACGACAATATAAAAATCAGACATTGGGTATTTGCGCATTTCTTTACGCCTGTTTGATAAATTTAATCATTTCGGCGGTTTTAATTACGTCCAGTTGTGGCCCGTATAGGTTGTATGAAATGGTTGGTTCAATTTCACACGATTCTTTCGATGAAAATAGACGAATAGCGGAACCAGTTGCAACACCCATTTTATTAGGGTCAGCGTTATAAGTTTCAATCGCTGTATCAGTAACGATTTGTAGTTTCATTCCTGCATTACGGGTAATGAAATATTGGGTACGTTGCCACATTAAATCACATTGCTCTTTTGATGTTGCTTTAATTGGACTGTTAGCCACAATGTAATTACGCGCATCATTAGCGGCTTTCTGTTGTTCTGGTGATACACAACCAGTTAATGACAACACAGAAACCAATACAGCTAGTGTAAATTTATTCATAACTTAATTTCCTTTTTGGTTAGGTTTAACATGGTTTAAAAACGGCAATCCCTTAACCTTTAAATAAATGGTTACTATATTTCATAGCATCGCTAAGAGGTCGGGAATTATATATATCAATATTATTGAAATAGTGTTTTAGATCACGTTTTTCCGATGATATTGATCTGATATTTCGAGTATTAATTTCAGCTAATTATCACTGGTACAACCAGTTTGGTGATTAAATAATCTCAATACAGCACACAAGCACCAACAAGATAAAAATCAACCAGTGGTAGCGGGGCATCAACCCCGCACGGCGTTTAGCTTGCATCACACCCCCCAGTTAATCGTTTTGAGGAACTCGACGTGTGATACCAACCCGATAGCTTTGTGATACGCCGCCCCCTCTGCGGTTTCGTGGTAGCGGATCATTTGCTGTGCGTGGTCGCGGAATCCAACAACATCACCCAAAGCCAGATCCAGGCGGCAACCGTAGCTTTCAGTACATCCGGTGATATCGTTCACCAAAGCAACGGTAACTTTCGTTTTTGAATAACCGTTGTCGATTACGTTGCCGTTACAAATCGCGGCATCTTTCGCGAGGCGTTCAAAATCGGCGAAGGTGTAAACCTGTTCCTCATCTTTGAACACTGACGATTCAGACCAGTGAACCAGAACGGAAACAGGGGAGCGCGTAACTTTTACTTCGGGGGTGACTACTTCACCGTTTACCGCGTTCACATCGTGCATAACGTCGGTCAGTTCGGTTTTGATTTTCTCGATGATCTGAGAAACAGCGGCGATGAAGTCAGTACGCAGACGGCACACGATACCCAGTACCGCTTTGAACTGTTTCATCGGTTTTCCCTTAGAAACTTCGTTCAGTGCGTGCTGTGCAACTTCGAGAAGGGAGGAGAGTTCGTTTTTGCGGATGATTGCGTTAGTAGCCATTTTTAACCCCTTGATTCTATTCAGATTCAGGAGGTTGTTTTCTTACCTCCCGTTCAATGAGGGGTAATTTACTGTAGGGTTCCCGATAGTGACACCTAATACCGCCATGATGGTAAAACCAAGGCCGGTTAACAGGGCATGAATGAGATACAGAACAGGAGCCACAAACAGGAACAGGAATTCCAGTGGTTCAGTCGTGCCACCGATGACACAAGCAATAACGCCGGAAATCAACAGGCCTTTAATTTTGTGGCGGTTTTCAGGACGAGCACAGTGGTACATGGCTAAAGCGGCACCCGGTAAACCGCCCAGAAAGGCAGGCATCTTACCTTGTGACAAGAAGCGAGTAGCACTTTCGGAGAAACCATGAACGCTCGGGCAGCTTAGCTGAGCCTGGAAGATGGTTAATGCACCGCTGACACTGTGGCCGCAAACATCCATAGTGCCGCCAGCTTCAGTAAAGCGGATCAGAGCAACCAGAATGTGGTGCAACCCAAATGGCAGTAACAGACGTTCGCCGGTACCGAAGATCATTGGCCCAAATATACCCGCGCTGTTGATCATATTGCCCAGCGCGTTGATCCCTGCGGCAAATACAGGCCAAATCAGCGGGATCACCAGGCCAACAATACCCATGACCAGCGTCGTTATAATCGGTACAAAGCGCGTACCTCCGAAGAATGCCAGCGCATCAGGCAAGCGTACATTATGGAAACGCTCATGCAGCAGGAATACAATCACACCGACAATCACTGCACCCAAAATACCGGTATCAATAGATTGAATACCAAGAATATTTTGGATGTTGTTTGCTTTCAGGATGGCGGCATCTGTTGTCGGTAAAATGCCTTTAGCCGTCAGCCAGAAATTCACTGCAAGGTTCATTACCGCGTAACCGACAAAACCGGAAAATGCCGCTACACCTTTGTTTTCACGCGCAAGCCCAAGCGGGATTGCGATACAGAACATAATTGGCAGGAAGCTAAAAGCAAATGAGCCAACTTTCCCCATCCAGGTGAAAATTAGCTGTAAAACAGGATTACCTAATGCTGGAAGCAGAGTTACGACATCGTGGCTACTGAGCGAACTCCCGATGCCGAGCATGATGCCGCAGAACGACAAAAGCGCCACGGGCAACATAAAGGTTTTGCCAAGGTTTTGAAAAAACTCCCAAAGCGTAATTTTTTGTGGTGTATTAGCCGCCAT